TTGCTCGAAGAATGTAGTACCGTTATCTCTTGAAGTTTGTACGGCAGTCGTGAACGAATTTTCGTTTGACTTTAATTCGTACTTGTACAAAGATAAAAGCGATGCTGGAACCCAAGTGTCAATCGTGTCCGTGTTTGTTACATCGTAAGTGATGTTGTCTGTGTCAAGATCGTCAAAATTTGCAAAGTAAATGGCTTTTAATCCACTAACCGAATCTTTGCATTCTTCTACACGACCGTTTGTAATATCACAACTCATTTGTTAAAAGTTTTTATGAATAAAAAAGGGTAGGCAATTTTACCCACCCTTTCTTAATTCTAGTTAATATTAAGCGTAGATAACTACGTCTGAATTAATACCCATAGCAACCGAAGCTGTATACCTCATAATTACCCTGAGGTTCTGCGAGCCATCAATCGGAGCCATATCTATTAAACGTACCTCATTTGTATCATTTAACAAGCCTGTACCGAAGAACATATTAGACTTTTGTGCAGCCATCATTGAATGCGATGGTAAACCTTGTCCAACGACTACAGGAATACCGTCAAAAGACAATGCTCCGTTATTGAACCAAGTAGTACCAGCGTTATTAACACCGTTAGCGCCTAGTCCATTAGCACCGAATCCACCTAAAGCACGGATATAATTTCTTGCTACATTAGGAGCTACATAGATAAATAAATCGTCTTTCCCGTACACAGTGCTTGGGATAGCATCGACCACCTTACCCATCTCATCTATACAATTGGCAGCGGTTACGGTTGTACCTGTGACAGCAACACAACCCGAACCACCTGCGGTAGCTAGGTAATAAAATCCGTCGAATTCTCCTGTTGTTCCGTTTTGTCCACTCCAAATCGTGTTTTCAAGTTGTGAAGCGACTTTTGCAGCGGTATAACCGATAACGTAATCCTCAAAAGAGGCTGGTACGCCATCAAAAGCAGAAAAGCCCATTTCAGCAGCTTGCCAAGAACTTTTAAGGTCATGTGCGCACAATTGTACGTTCACTTGAAACTCTTCTGGCTGGATAATTTTTTCAGTTAAAGTCAAAGTACCGTCTGCGTTAAAATCGCATTGTGCATCTTTAACGATATCATTGTAAGATGCTACTTGAAGAACAGATTTGTACTTCACGTTTGGCATCACGGTAATTAAACCGTTTTCTAAAGTTTGCGCACTCAAAAGTGCCGCTTGGATATACTTGCCTGCAAATTCGCCTGCATATGTAGTACCCGTTGTTACTGGATTTGCCATAATTTAAAATTTATGTTTTTGTTATTTATTTTTATTTACTTAATTTTTGCATCACTCTGTCCATAGTGGTCTGCGCTCTGTTTGCACTATACTTAATGTGACTCGCTTTTTTCTTATTCTCTGGATTGTGTGTAATAGGTTTTGCAGCTGCTTCTACCTCTTCAGAAAGTTCAACAACTTCTTCTTTTACGTCTTCTGTAGATTCTTCAACTACATCTTCATTCGTGTTTTCGTTGTTATCTACTTTAGAGAATTTTTCTAACTCAGCTTTTAGTTCTTGGTTTTCTTTTTTCAACGCTTCCATTTCTGAAAAGAACGTTTCTTTTACGATTGATTCAACTGTTTTCTTAACTGGTTTTGCTTCTTCAGACGCCTCAACTTCTTCTTCGTACTCTTCTTCTTTTTTAGCTTCTTCTTCCACTACTTCTTCTTCAGCTTCTTCCTCTTTTATTTCTGAAATTAAACCTTCTTCGGTTACAATCAGCATCAAACCGTCTTCCATTTTGTACTCGCCTACAGGCAATGGAATTTTTTGTTCGTCCTCTGTTACAATTACAACTTGAAAACCAGCTTCAAATTCTTCTGCTTCAATAGTTGTTACACCGTCTTCTAATTTTCTTGTAGCTAATTTGATATCCATACCTAATAGCTCTCTTACTTTGTTTAATACTGAATTATCTTTCATTTTAAATATAGTTTGTCTTTATATAATAACTGATTATTGTTTTGTTTGTTTCATTTTCGTTTTAAATCTTACCTATTCCTTGTGCTCTAAGCGTGCCGTCACAACACTTTGAGGAGTATGTGTTGTCTTTACATAAGCAGCCTCTTTTGCCGCCCTTTGGACTCGATTTACCGTGAGTTTCTTTAGCATGCTTCTTTCTCATTTTCTAACACATTTGCCGTTAACTTTTTCATAACCATCTGGACACTTATCATACATATCGATGTTATGTGTTTCACCAACCATATACCAAGTCTTGCCTTCGTATTCGTGTTCGTGTATACCTTCAACGCCTATATCTTCAGCGGCTTTCCGTGCCATATCTTCAGTAGCGTACGCAAGACGGTCATCAATGATGGCAAAATTGTCATCAATTAACATACTTGCCAAATCTTGCCGTTCTATTTGTTTTAGCTTAGATGCTGCCCACGTCTTTCCCGACTTACCGCCCCATAGCAAATAAGAAATATAACCACAAGATTCTTTGTCGCCTGCATCGTAATAAGTTTCTGCACGACTCAAATACGAAAACATTCTTTTTATTACAGATACTGACAGTTTTTCTTTGTCCATCAACTGCTTACTCCGTAATTTTCCTATCCGTGTGGCACACTTGTTGTTTACTGCTTCGTTCAATTTACGTCCTCTCCTTGCATTGTTGCTTACGCTATCTGGATAGTCGTTGTAACTTTCTAATTCTTGCCTTTCTAGCAACTCTTTTAGTTCTTCAATAAGTATTTTCTTTTCAAAGTCTTCAAAGCTTTCTTTTTTTGTCATGTCGTATCGGTCTGCAAAATATCCTTCAATACTAAAGCCTTTTACTGTTCCCTCTTTCGCTTCGTTGTAAAGTTTTTCATCGTCAATCTTCATAGATATCATCCAAGTACCCTCGGGTACGTCTAAGCCATAGTGTGCGCTTTTATCTTTTTTCGTGTTTTCGACAATCCAACTTTCTACAATTGTCGTGCCGTTTACGCTTTCTTTATGCTCGAAAGTTGCGTTCTTATGGTTTGACCTTTTAAAAAAAAGTTCGGACGCCTTGCGTACTGTTTCGGCACTGAAATATATATAATACTCTTCACCTGTTTTATCGTTCTTGCGATATATCTGTTTGTTCGGGATTAAAGCCGCACCCATAAGTATACGCTTTTCTTTATCTACTTCGGCTAGCAGTATCGTTTGTTTGTTTAGGGCTATAAAATTTTCTTCGATAGCAGGCGAATGAACAAGTGACACGGCCTCTATACCGCTTTGCTCGTCTGACTCATCTATAATTAATTCAACTATTCTCATACTATAATAACTTTTTATTGCTTAAAGTGTTGCATTTTCTACTCTGTTTCTGTCTAAAGCTTGGCTTGTTGTTACTTCACCACTCACTACAAACGCTTGTACGGGTTGTTGTTGTATTTGTGCTAATTGATTTACACCACTGTCACCGACCACGTTAAAAGATGGCGCTTGTGCTTGACCACCTCCACTTGTGTCTATGTCAGGTGTGTCATTGGTTCCACCTTCAAATTTAGTTTTGGCTATTGTTGCAATTTGCGCCGCTCCCGTTGCTGCTGCCAAAGCTGCTCCTGGTAAACCTGCTGGAATACCCAAACCACCCACAGCAGGGTTTATTGCTGCCGATATCGCCCCTGCAGTATTTACTACAGCTTGTGCGATACCAACTGCTTTATTTATTTGGAATGCTCTTTTTTGTGCCTTTTCACTGTCACCCGCAAAAGCATTGGCTAAATCACCAATCGCACCTAAAGCATCATTTGCAAATTTAATTTTAGACTGCTGAACCTTAAGGTTATCATCTTGTTCTTTTTTTAATGCGGCATCATCCTTAGCTTGTTTCTCCTTTCTAAATTTCTCTTGTATTGCGGCTATATCTGCATTTTGCTGCTCTTCTAATTGTTTAGTTAATTCTGCATTACCGTGAGCCAAGTCTAGTTTTTTCTCATACTGTTGGTTTAGTAATAAAATTTCTTTAAGTTGCTGGTCTTGAATTAAACTAATTTCTAAATTATTAATAGCTTCTTCTTTTGCTATTCTTTCACTATTGACTTTTGCCTTTTCAGCGTCTATTTTTTCATTTTTTGTTTTCTCAATATCCTCATATTTTTTAGCTATTTTTTCAGCTTGTTGAATTTCTTGCTTATCGTACAACTCTATTAATGCTTGTTGCTCCTTTCTTGTTAGATTTGTGTTTGCAAGTGTATCAACTCGCAACCTCTCAAACTTATCTTTGTTTATTTCTAGGTCTTTCTCGATGCCTTCTTCTAATAAACTATTCTGCAGGTCTTCAATCTTTCTAGCCGCATTTTTTCTGTTTTGCGCATATTTTTTATAGTTGTTTAATTTTGTAGTATTTGAAGCTTGGGCGTTTTTAACTCTTTTTTGATTCTCTTTGTTTTCGTTTACTGTTAAGCTGGTTTCTAGGGATTCAAGGTCTGATGTTAATTTAATTATGTTCGCTCGGGTTTGTTTAGATTCGTTTTCCATACCATCCCCAATAAAACCTAAAGTTTTAGCCATTTCTATCTGAGCCTTCTCTACCTTTTTTAAGTTTTCTATTTGAACTTTTGTCGATTCAATACTGTCCTTAATCTTTTGTTGCCTCAGTTTAAAACTATCCTTACCTTGTGATTCTAGTAAAGCAATTTCATTGTCGTACTGTTTTTGCTTTGCGTCAAATATAGCTTTGTCAATTGCTTCTTCTGCTTTTTTACGCTCCATATATTCAGCGTGTCTTCTTTTCCTTTCTTCGTTTTGCTCGTCCTCTGCAAAATTACTTATGCCAATAAAGTCAGTGAACTCTTTTACTTTGTCAATCACGGGGTCAAGGAAACTTGTAAGCTTATCAAAGTTTGCAATAAGCGCCGCAACGCCTGCAATTAGTAGACCTATCCCTGTGCTAGCTAGCGCTACTTTGAATAATTTAGTCGCTGCTGTTGCTTTACCTGTTACAGCCGTATATATAGTTTGCGATACAGTCAGCGCTTTTGTCCGCATGTCCTTTAATAGCAACATTGAAGCAGATTCTTTCTCTAATGATTTCGCAATAGTGTTTACAGAATTTAACAGTGTTTGTGCTGCCATTAACTTCTGCATAGACTTTTGTAACGCTTCCGACTCTGTACCCGTTAAAGCCATCGCACCCTGAACCGCTCCATATCCTGCGACACCAATAGATGCCAACTCCATTACTCCGTTTAGGTTTCTATGGTCATCTGCTAATCGTTTAGTTTCGTTCTGAATATCGACGTATTTGTCACGTAAAGCGGATGCTTTTTCAAGCGCCTCCCGTCCTATAGGCGATTCCCTACCTGCCGATAATGCGATGCTTTGATAAGCTTGTATTTGCTTATTCATATCACGTACATTGAGCGGCACTGTTTTTACAATATTGTCAATGTCCTGTAATTGCTTTTCGTAACTATCGCCACTTTTTAAAACAGCATCATAAGCCTTCTTGCTATTTTTTAGACTGTCATTAAGGTTGTTTATATCCTTTGCTGTTTTGTTTGCATTGTTTTTAATATCAATGTCAATCGTTCTCTTTGTAGCCATTATGAATCTTTTTTATTCCTGTTTTTTAAAACTTGTAATCTTTTTGCCTGCCTGTATATAGCTTTTATTCCTGTTTCATAATGATACAGGCCCTTCGCTATTTGGACGTTTTCGCTGCCTTCGTAAAAGTCATCTATTTGTAGTAAGTCAATTATATGTTTTAGCATTACCCTTGTTGTTGTATAAA